GCTTGATGTAGAACCAATTGTAGTTACGGAAAATGAATTGGGTGGTACGGCAACAACCATAGGTGATGTCATACTTACCCCTAAAACAAATGAAGTGCTAGAGCTACCTGCGCTAGGCAATACTGCCGCACCTGCGCTTGTAGGCGCAATATTGACAGCAATTACATTTGTTCCAGTATTCAAAAATCCGCAGTAATTAGTTTGGTCATTTCCTCTAGGCGTAATTGTTACAGCAGTCGATGAAGACGTAGTAACAGCAATAGCCGTAGTTGGACCAGTAATTCTAAAAACTGATGTATTTGACATGATTAGACTACGTTCGCAGGCAATGGGCTATCTTCGCAAGTCTTAACGCTAACTAACATAACTGCTGCCGCTTGGGTAACAGATGCGCCAGTTAAGTTTAACAAGCGAACAATGATTGCATTGTCAGCAGTTGTGTAAGCATTACAAATACCTACGCCCACGGTCATTGCCGCATCAATCTGAACCTGAATTTTGTCTGTTGACTTAACGCCAGGACAAGAAATCGTCACTTCAGTTGTTGTGGTAGAAAATGTGGTGCTAGGAAATGTAAGCTGGCAAATCGTATGTGCTATTACGTTGCCACGACATATAGTGGTTTTTGACATAGTTATTCCTTTTAAGAATGATTAATTGTACATTAAAACAGAAAAAGCCACCCCTTTTGAGAGTGGCCTTTCTTTATTTACTCACAAATTAAGGTAAGAATGTGAGGTCATAGCCATAAACAAATACATCACAAGTCGCTGCAATCGTAGTACCAACGTTAACATAAATGTTTGTTGGGTTAGATATAGCGGTGTTAGGATTTGTTGCAGCAGTAATGGTCACATAAGGGCCACCTGTGTTGCTAGTTAAAGCAGCAGTAGTCAATATGGTTGAACCTGATGCGCCTGCGCCTGTATAAGCACCAACAGTAGCCGTTGCAATGGTGGTTGTTGCGCCACTAGAGTTCAGACCATTGGTAATAACTACGCTTGTAGGTACAAATTTAGATACATCTAAAACGATCATTGCTGTATCACCAGCGATGGCCAAGTTTACAGATTGTGCGGATGCAATCAAACGCAAGGCTTGGTTTGTGCCAAGTACCTGTGGGTGATTGCTTACTGTGGTTGCTGGTCCTGGATTTGCCATTTTAATTTCTCCTAAATGTTAAAGTTAAGCGGCAACACGGCAAGCCAACTCAGGATAGAGCGGTGCCCAACCGTACAGAACATCCAAACGGGTTGGAATACTGTCATTGTTGATGGTGTATTGACGAACAACACGCATTGACAATCCGATTTCCTTGTCGCTTGCACGACCTGCAAAATGGACACCTTCAGGCAATTCAAGGTCAGCCACGGCTAAACAGAACGCATTGCGGTGCATAATAATGTTCTGTGGTGACACAGTACCAGTATTATTGAATGGAGTCACCGTAGATGCTCCAGCACTTGTTACGCTCACATTTTGGAATTGTCCTGCGGTAATCACAGCTGGGCTGACAGTCACGCTTGTAGTGCCTGATGTAGCAACCGTTGCGGCAGCGGTAACAACAAAGTTTCTCAACTTGTTTGAACCATACGCTTGACGATTTTGTGGGTTGACCGCATACACGTTAGCAATTTGGATAACGTCACCAACATTCAAGTTACCAACCGCTGTCGTTGCTGACAGAGCAATAGTTGAAGTTTGTGCCCAACCTGATGTTAGGAAACCAGTTGCTGTTGATGTATTGCAAGACAATACTGAAGTTGAAGAAGAACCAAACGTTTGTGAAACCACATTTTGATCCATTTTCCAATTCATTCCAGCGGAATCACGACCCATCAAACCTTTACGATACTGCTCGCCAATAGCTTCTTGGGGTACGAATAAACCCTTTAAGCTGTCAACAATAGTAGCTGATGTAAAAGGTTCAACAATACATGATCTACGACCGTCACGTGGTGCGCCTTCAGCGTCCAAGTAAGCAGCAGCAGTCAAATATGTGATTAAACCTGTTGGAGGTGTACCAGCAGTACCAACGATATTGGCTGTGTTGTTTTTGGCCATAACCAAACCATCACGATCAATTTTGTTAGCAATAGCTGCCACGGCAGGCTTCAACACACGGTCGCTAAACATATCCAAACTTAAAGCCAAGTCTTGCGTGGTGAATTGAGTATCAACGTGGAATTGAGTACTCAAAGTCACGGGAACGCTTGATTCGTTAAAGTCTTCAACATTCAGCGCTGGGCCTGTTGTACCGATAAAACGACCTGGTCTACGAACGTTAACTGTGTTACCGATCTTAGCGCCAACAACTGCGAATTGGTCATCGTAATTGCGGTCAACTTCTGAAGTAAATGTCAGTTCATTTTCCAAAACCATCAACGCTTCGTTGGTGATCTTGGATATCGTTAGCAAATTATTTGCCATGATTTTTTCCTTTGATTAAAAATTAACGAATTTTGCCTGCACGTCTAGCCTCTTTCCATGATTGGTAAGTGCCGTGAAACTCTCCACTACTGTTAATAGGGATGTCTGCTTGGCCATTACCAGCCCTTAGTGGCTTAATTGGTGCAGGTGCTCTACTCTTTACTACAGTCTCTTGTTTCGCTTCATTCCGTTCGTACAGCTTTTCCAGTTTTCCTATTTCAACCAAAGCCTTGCGTGTTGGCATTGCAGCAATCTTTTGAGCAAACTCTAAATCCTCTGCTAAGTGATACAGGATTCTTGGTCCTACATCGCTTTCTAGTATTGAATCTCGAATGTCATCACTAACTGTCACATTTGCCGTGCTTACAATATCATCGTAATCGGGCATTTCGGCTTTCATTTTTTCTAATTTGGCAGACCAAGACTGAATTGTCTTTTGTCTCTCCTCATTTAGCTTTTTGTTAGCCTCTTGCTGGTCACGCTCTCTCAATGCTTTTTCTGTTGAAAACTGCGCCAATGCCTTAGCGTACTCAAACGCATCTTGGAATTGGCCAGGTTGCGGTTCTTCGTCAATGTTCTGCACCTGTGGCACAGCCTGTTGTTCTAAAGCCCTTAACCTTGTCTCTAACGCTTCCCGCTGTTGGCGTTCTGCTTGCGCTTCTGCCTTGGCCTGTTCACGTTGTTTCGTCAGTTCAGAAAACCTTTTCTCTAACTTCGGATTCTGCTTACGTTCCTCTGTAGGTTTGCTTTGTTCTGCATCTGATTCACTCTGATTTGATTCTTCTGATGGCTCGGGAGTATCCTCAACCGCCACATCATCGTCTCGATCAGCTAAATTCAGTTTGTTAGCATAAAACTCAGCACTATTCTCGCTTGTCAGGACTTGTCCTGCTTCTTTTTCAGACATAGGTAACACCTAAGAATTAACCCGATTTACCTAATCGGTAAGGTTTGTGTAAATATTACACGAATTTCTTACTTTGTCAAATAGCACGCTCGATAGCTTCTACTGTGGCTGCTTTCTCGCTCAATCTGTCCAATTGGGCAAGGTAAACGGCCAAATCAGCTTTCATGCGTTCAATTTCCATTTGTGTTTGCGTCTTAATTACCGTGTCGTGCGCTTGCGTATCAGTACGTAAAACCATATCACGATGGTGTTTTTGATCTGTCAATTCAATCTGATGCGCCCTATTGGTTTCTTTAATCAATGTGCGCTTGGTTTCAGCTTCTTGCTTCATTTGCTCTACGTCAGCACGATTCTTCAGCATCAATTGCATACCTTGAAGCTGTTGCTGTAGTTCTTCAATTGTCTTCTTAGACTGCGCCAATTGCATTTGAACTTGTGGCGGTACTGGTGATTTGTCATCAATCTGCGCCAATGGGTTAGCCGCTGCAAGTCTGTCAGCAATAACATCAGCGCCAGGGAAATCCATGTTTCTAAAGATCAAGTCCCCAGCCACATTCATTAAGTTTGGATCGGCTGAAAGCATTGGCATCATGCTGTTGACCGCCTCAATACGCTTACTGTTGTAGCCTGGGCCTGTATCCATCACCACGTCATACTCGCCCACGGTAACGTCATTTAATATGGTCATTACGCCTTGTTCATCGGATTGGCGCTTATTAATGTCCACCAAATCAGGCTTGCCATCGTCACCAATAATCCGCATTACCCTTGCTTGGTCGTAAATTTTAGGCACTAAATCAAGAATGATTTTGGCTGTGTGCTTAATGGATCGTGTAAGGTTGTCGTAATAATGGAAATTGGTAAGGTCAATTTGTTGCTGTTGGCCATTCAATGCTTTGCCACTAATGTTGCCCGTGGCCATTTGATTTGGATCAAATATACCTAAAACAGCTTGCATATCAGCGTTAATTCCATCTGCTGCGGCAATAATGCCCGCTGGTGGTGCTTCAGGCTGTATTCTTGTGGGTACTGGAGCAGGCACGCCTTCAATGTCTTTTTGCTTATAACGCAATACTGGCATAGCTTTGATATTAGCCATTGCCCACTCGTTCTCATGCCCCTCGTCTTGACCCTCTGCAAGCAACCATTTGGCTTTAGGCGCTAGTGCTACCGATTCTGTAAGCGCAGTTTTCCAAAAGTTGTACATTCTTTGTGGGTCTTTTGCCATGCGAACTAAGCCATATTTCTTGCGCTTGTTATCAACAACAAACTCCTCACCGTACACGGGCACAATTGGTATGTACTTTGCTGGCCAAATGCCTTCTTCTAGCACCTCAATAGCTGTACATTTGATTTGCTTAATTTCTTTTCGGAAAGATGCACGTTCATCAATCACCACAACGCCCATTGCCAACAATTCGTCTTGTTTTGGCAATTCTGATCTAAATTTCTTTATACCGTTGCTTAAAAGACACAGTTTGTCAGGTTTTCTTTCAGTATAGAAATATTCGGCTATACGAATATCTTCTTTCATTACCCATTCTGCGTTGCTATCCCCAGTTCCACGTTGGCTAAATCCTGTGCCGTCATCAGCATCAGGATACATCTTGCGAAATATTTCTTTGCTTACAACTTGTGTAATTAGGCATTTCTCAGCATCAGAACCATCAGGCAATGTGCTATTAGGGTCAAAATAGACTGTAAATGGGTTGTGAATCGGCTCAATATAGATTTCTTGGTCAAAAGAATCTTCCCGTACATAGTCGGTCTTGACACGCCAATAACCAAATCCCATGCGTACAGCATAGTTAAAAGCATTGTCGTAGGCGTGGTCAGCGTCTGAATTGACCTCGATGTGTCGGCAAATGCCTGTAAGTATGTCAGCTACCTTTGCATCGCTTTGGCTATTCATGCCGTGGACTTTAATGCGTGGTCGTTGTTGTCTTTGTTGATTTGTGACCTGACGCACATACGCATCAATCTTATTAATGGTCAAACAAGGGCGTGCCTCTAAAGTACGGCTATTTTGTATTTCTACTGGCCATTGGTCACCAGCGGCAAACTTTAAGTCTTCTAACGCCTCTGATCTGTTGTTAGTGTCAGCATCATTGGCTAACTTTAAGAATTTCTTAGCCTCGTCAATACGTGGGTCAAAGTCGCTTTGATTTTCGGACATAATCATCCCATCCAATTGCTATGTTCAAACACGGGTTTTTTAACTACCATTTTCTTAGGCTCTTGTATCATTAATCCTAGCATCCTAAACGCATCTGCGCCATGTGAATATTGGTCAT